AATGGAGAAGGGGTGCAACAGATATACCAAGTGCTACATCTTCTACCTACACTTTAGTAGTAGCAGATTCTGCACAAAACATAACTTGCAGAGTAACTGCAACGAATTCAGCAGGATCAAATAATGTACTATCTAATACAATTACTGCACAAACCTATACAGCACCTTCTAATGTAGGTGCACCTGTAATTAGTGGTACAACTACTTTAGGTAGCACATTAACATCAACAACAGGGACTTTTACAGGCAATCCAACACCTACTTATGCATACCAATGGAAGCGAGGGGCTACTAACATAGGCACTAATTCATCAACTTATGTTTTAGTTTCAGCAGACTCAGCGGCAGCCATAACTTGTGTTGTTACTGCTACGAATGCATTGGGAAGTTCAAGTGCAACGTCTAATACAATTACAGCAGATACTTACGCAGCACCTGTAAATTCGTCACCACCTTTAATTAGTGGTACAACTACAATAGGTAGTCTTTTGACATCTACTTTAGGTGGTTGGCTTAACTTACCTACTAGTTATGCCTTCCAATGGAAAAGAAATACAATTGATATACCAAGTGCCACAACATCTACTTATACATTAGTTCAAGCAGACTCGGCAAGTGCAATTACTTGTGTAGTTACTGCTACTAATGCTTTTGGCTCAACACCATCAACATCTAACACACTTACTACACCAACATATGCTACTGCATTTACATCAACGTGGGCTGTAACCGCAGGTGAAACTATAACCTTACCATATGAGGTTGCAGGTACATACTCAGGTACTATTGATTGGGGTGACAGCACGACAAGTGTAAATAGTTATGCTAACAGAACGCACACTTACGCAACAGCAGGTACTTACACTATTTCAATCACAGGAGTAACTACAGGCTTTAGATTTAACAATACAGGAAGTAAAGCTAACATCAGCACCATTACAAATTGGGGTACTTTAAGATTAGGGAATAGTGGCAATTATTTCCATGGTTGTTCAATCTTAACTTTAACTACAGTTGTAGGAACACTAGACTTGACAGGAACAACGGATTTTACTAATATGTTTAATAGTTGTAGTTCACTTACAACTGTTAACGGTATTAATTCTTGGAATACATCAGCAGTTACAAGTATTGATAACATGTTTGCAAGTTGCGGTAACTTTAACCAAGCATTAACATTTAACACAGCATCAGTTACGAGCATGCAAGGTATGTTTATTGATTGCATAAACTTTAATTCTTCATTAACATTTACTACAGGAGCAGTTACTGATATGTCAACTATGTTTAACGGTGCAACAGCATTTGATGGTTTACTAACATTTACAAGTACAGCATCAGTTACAAGTATGCAAGCTATGTTTTTTAATTGTCCTAACTTTAATAAAGCATTGTCTTTTAACACAGTAGCAGTTACTAATATGTCTTTTATGTTTGGAGGAGCTTCTGCATTCAATCAAGACATAAGTTCTTGGAATACAGTAGCAGTTACTAATATGTCTTTTATGTTTTTTGGAGCTTCTGCATTTAATCAAAACATAGGTTCTTGGGACACAGCATCGGTTACAAGTATGGCTCAAATGTTTTTTGGAGCTTCTGTATTTAATCAAGACATAGGTTCTTGGGACACAGTGGCAGTTACAGATATGAGTAATATGTTTAATGGTGCTTCTGCATTCAATCAAGACATAGGTTCTTGGAGCGTGGTAAATGTTACAAACTTTACAAACTTTATGGCAAGTAAAACAAAAGTAACATTCTCTGCCGCTAATTTATCTGCTATTTATAATGGTTGGAGTGCAAGTGGAGTGTCCCCAAGCATTGCTATAAGTTTTGGTACTGCTGAATACACAGCAGCAGGAGCAGCAGGAAAAGCAGTATTAGTAGCAGCACCAAATAATTGGACAATAACAGACGGAGGGCAGGAACCTACTGCATTCACATCAACGTGGCTTGTAACAGCAGGGGAAACTATTACGTTGCCTTATGAGGTTACAGGTACATATTCAGGAACGATAGATTGGGGAGATTCAAGCACATCTACTAATAGCTATGCAAATAGAACACATACCTATGTAGGTGCGGGTACTTACACTATTTCAATCACAGGTGTAACTACAGGCTTCAGATTTAACAATACAGGTAGTAAACTTAATATCAGAACTATTACAAATTGGGGTACTTTAAAATTAGGGAATAGTGGAAGTTATTTTTATGGTTGTTCAAATTTAACTTTAACTACAGTTGCAGGAACACTAGACTTAACAGGCACAAACGATTTTATTAATATGTTTAATAGTTGTAGTTCACTTACAACTGTTAATGGAATTAATTCTTGGAACACAGGAGCAGTTACAAATATGCTTGGTATGTTTCAAAATTGCAGTAACTTTAACCAAGCATTATCATTTAACACAGCATCAGTACAAAATATGCAAAGTATGTTTAATAATGATGTAAACTTTAATTCTTCATTAACATTTAATACAGGTTTAGTAAATAATATGAGTTTTCTGTTTTTTGGGTGTTCTCAACTTAATACTGCACCAACATTTACAAGTACAGCAGCAGTTACGAACATGCAAAGTATGTTTAGAGCCTGTATTAACTTTAACAAACCATTGACACTTAACACATCTTCAGTTAATTTTATGACGAATATGTTTAACGGTGCAACAGCATTTAATCAAAATATAGGTACTTGGAACACAGTAGCAGTTACGAGCATGCAAGGTATGTTTAACGGTGCAACAGCATTTAATCAAAACATAGGTTCTTGGAATGTGGCTAATGTTACAAACTTTACAGACTTTATGGTTACTAAAACCCCTGCAACTTTCTCTACTACCAACTTAGATGCAATATATAATGGATGGGTAACAGTTCAATCAAGTAGAACAATAACATTTGGAACAGCAAAATATTCAGCAGCAGGAGTTGCAGGAAGAAATTATTTAACAACAACAAAATTATGGACAATAACAGATGGAGGGCTTTAATATGAGATACTATATAGTTTACAACAATGACAAAGTAATATTCTATTATGACGAATTAATAGAAGACCAATTCTTGGTAACAGGACTTGAAGAAACATTTATAACTGAAGATAAGCAGGAGTTTATTGATAAGTTAAAGAATGATTTTAACGTTGATTATACGGAAGAAGAAGTTCCTCCTGTGCCTATAAATACGGAAGAACTAGACTTATGAGAGCACAACTATCTTTATTAATAATGTCTGTCCAATCACAGCTATTGACACTTATATCTATATGCCTTGCATTTTTTATACCAATATCTGGTATACTGCTAATGATTGGAGTACTTATTATTTTTGATACTGTTGCAGGAATCTGGAAGGCCAAGAAGCTAGGAGAGAAGATTACATCTAGAAGACTATCTGCCATCATTAGTAAGTTAGCATTATACGAATTAACGGTAATAATGTTTTTCTTGATTGATAGATTTATTCTCAATGATATCATACTCATTTTTTTCAGTGTACCATTTATGTTGACAAAGGTGGTTGCACTAGTGTTATCCAGCATCGAGGTGATGTCTATCAATGAGTCATGGAAGCAAGTCCACCAGCTGGACCTATGGCAAAGTGCTAAACTTCTTTTTGCCAGAGCGAAGGAAATAAAGGACGATATAAATAAACTGAAATGATATACACTAGAGAGCAAATAGAGAAAGCTGTAAAGGCTAAAGGATATGTATACTTTTCAGGTGCTAAAGACTATGATGTAAATATTGTAGGAGTAAGAAACTCAGAACCAGGTCAAAAGGTAACTAATATCTTTGATGATAAGATGACCCTATCTTATAGAGTAGATGGTAAATGGTTTTATCATGAATGGGACAACACTACTGAGCCAGGCAAGAAGGGAGTAATGCAATTCCATAATTCTAAAGGAGTTGCAAGATTAGTTCCAGGACAATACAGAGGAGCTTATGCTGTATCTAAGCACCAAGGAAAGTATGAAGCATTATGTCAAAGATTATCAGATGTGACTGTATGGAGAGATGGTAATAAAGACATGATATTTGATGAGGTTAAAACTGATACTGGAATGTTTGGAATTAACATACACAAGGCAGGGACTGTTTCAAGCTTTGTAGAAAACTGGTCAGAAGGATGTCAGGTATTTAAAAGAACTAAGGACTTTAATGAGTTTATGGCTATAATTAATAAAGCTAAAGACTTTCATGGCAATCATTTTACATTAACATTGATTGAATCAAATGACATTTAAAAAAAATATGTAAATTTGTAATAATGAAAAAGCAATTAGAATCTAGTAAAAGAATAGTGCGATTTGTTAGTCGTCCAGGTGTTCATGCTAAGAGCAAGACATCAAAGTTAAAGACATCAAGGAATTATAAAAAAAAATATAAAGGACAAGGGAAATGAAAATAAATAGCTATAACAATTCAACGCCAACAACAAGTACTACATTAATTGGATCAGACAGTACGGGAGAGACATTTAATTTTACTGTTCAATCAGTCTTTGACTTAATATACAGTGGTGTATTAAATGTTAACGCTTCTGTTGTTGCAACAAATTCACTAACATCTGCCACAATTACTAGCACAAATACATACTTTACTGGCACAGTTGCTGGAGCTAGTTTTGCAATAACTTTTCCAGCTGCAAATTCCAACTTAAATGGTATAAAGTACACAGTAATGTCCACATTTGCAAGACCTACTACAACATGGATATCTACTGGTGCTACCTTTGTTGGTGCACCTGCTGCATTAGTAGCAGATACCCCAGTATGTTTTCAGTACAATCACTCTGACCTTAAGTGGTATAGATCATTATAATTAGTATATTTGCATAATAAATTTAATAAAATGAAAAAAATAAAAAAAGAGGAGCTCTCTAAGTTAGTTGAGCTTAACACAAACTTTCGGGAATTAAAGTTCCAATTGGCAGACATTGAGGTTACCTTCAATAGACTAAAAAGCCAAAAAATCGCTACACTTTCAAATCTTGAAACAGCAGCCTTTGATCTATCGTCTTATCAGGATGAGATAATTAAGGAGTATGGAGACATTAAAGTAAATCTACAGACAGGTGAATATAATTAGAAAAGTGTCTATTGGCCCTGACTACATGAAGTGCATGCACTATATGTTAGGGCAAGAAGTTCTTGATAGAACTTGGGTAATAGATTCCATACTAAAGGATGACTCTGGATCAATATCTATATGGATAATTAAATCTGGAGAAATAATTAAGTGGAAAACTTTTTCTAGTAACGTTCCAACATCAATAGAGTTTAAAATAGATTTTTAATGAAGTCACCATACTGTTTTATCATCAAGCCAGTTGATGGAAAGCGGTACGATAATATAAGAACTTACGGAGGTAAGCCATTTGTCATAAGCTCATCACAGGAGGACCACAAATCTACAAATAGGTTTGCTGAGGTAATATGCACACCAATGTACTACACTGGACCAATAATGCCAGGAGACATAGTCGTTGTTCATCACAACACATTTAAGTTTTACTACGACATGAAGGGTAGACAAAAGAGTAGCTGGAACTACTTGTTTGACGACTTATTTATTGTTCAGGACGATCAACTGTACCTTTACAAGTCAGGTGAATCTGATTGGATGGCACCGTCACCATTTTGTTTTGTGAAGCCAATCCCATCTGAGGATAAGGTGTTCTCATCTTTGGGCAGCCTTGAGGAATTGTGGGGTGAACTAATCTTTACCAATAATGAATTAGAGGGCGTATCTGTTGGAGATGTAGTTTCATTTACTCCAGACAGCGAGTATGAGTTTAAGATAAACGGTGATTTAGTTTACAGAATGTACAACAGGAACATATGTCTAAAAAAATAGAGATACTTGAGGCTGGTAAGAAGGCTATTGACGAGCTTATTAAGGTTCTGATGGAGCCAATTATTACTCATGCTGAGGACGACCTTACAGCTGATAAATTGAAAAATGCAGCATCTGCTAAAAAGTTAGCCTTTGATGATGCACTATCTATGCTACATAAGATTGAGGAGGAGGAGAACAAAGATAAAAATGTAGACATCGTTAAGATTGATCATGGAAGGCAAGGATTTGCCGAAGGAAGAGCTAAGAATGGAAAATAACTTATACAGGGTTGTTTTAGATCAAGTTCCTAAAAGTGTTGTAACTACAAGGAATAAAAAGAAAGCATGGTCTTACGGATACAGCAGTGACTATGACTTTGTTGTAATATCTAAGGACGGTACTATAGGTGAGATATACGAAATAGGAGGCCTAAAGGTTGCACTTCCAAGCACCCCAACCAAGGTAGACAACTTTAATAATGTTTGGACTCCAAAAGAATACCCTGAAGAACTACAAAAAATAAAAACTATTTTTGATTGGAATAGGAGGGACAATATTTTTAAGTCACGGTATATAGACTTAGTCGAGGGTGAGTTTGACAAGAGGGAGTATGGGTATTGGTTTATGAATAATAACACCCCTACCTACGTGACTGGTAGTCATTACATGTACTTACAGTGGACAAAGATAGACGTAGGACTTCCTGATTTTCGTGAGTCAAACAGGATATTTTATATTTTCTGGGAGGCTTGTAAGGCTGACGCTAGATCTTTTGGTATGTGCTACCTAAAGAACAGACGTTCTGGATTTTCTTTTATGAGCTCGTCTGAGTCTTGTAGCACTGGTACTATAGTGCGTGACTCTAGAATTGGTATACTATCTAAGACAGGTTCTGATGCAAAAAAAATGTTTACTGATAAGGTTGTTCCGATAATACGTAACTACCCATTTTTCTTTAAGCCTATTCAAGACGGTATGGACAATCCAAAGACTGAGCTTGCGTTTAGGGTTCCAGCTTCAAAGATTACAAGAAGGAACATGGACGATGAAAAGACTGAAGAGATTGATGGTCTTGATACTACGATTGACTGGAAGAATACTGCTGACAATAGTTATGACGGTGAAAAATTACTATTGCTAGTTCATGACGAATCTGGAAAGTGGGAGAAGCCTGAAAACATTCTAAACAATTGGCGTGTAACAAAGACCTGTCTTAGATTGGGATCAAAGATTGTAGGTAAGTGTATGATGGGATCAACGTCAAATGCATTGTCTAAGGGTGGTGATAACTTTAAGAAACTATTTAACGATAGCAACCCTGCATCACGATCTGCCAATGGTCAGACCAAGCAGGGATTGTATTCTTTATTTATACCAATGGAATGGAATATTGAGGGGTACATTGATAGGTACGGATGGCCAGTTTTTGAAGACCCAAAAACACCAGTTATTGGAATGGACGGAGAAAAAATAACCAACGGTGTTATTACTTGGTGGACAAACGAGGTTACTGCATTGAAGTCTGATGCTGACGCACTAAATGAATTTTATCGGCAGTTTCCAAGGACGGAGTCTCATGCATTTAGGGATGAGTCAAAGCAGTCATTATTTAACTTGACAAAGATATACCAACAGATTGACTATAACGACTCATTAATAAAGGATAG